AATAGTTTAAATGTTTTCTGTTTTGATTCCTCGTATGAACACTTATACCATTCTGCTAAATGTTCGTGAACTGATTCTACACCAAATGTATGATACCCAACCAAGTCAGCAATCAATCTCAAGTGATAAGCATCAAAGTCAAATTCAACTAAATAATCATTTTCAGCTATAAATCCTTTTCTTTTTTCAGGTGGTAGAGCTGCAAAATTAACAGAACCAAATGAATTACTTGGACGACCCGTTGTTGTCCATAGATTGTAATTAGAATACAATTTACCATTTGATATATGTTTCCTTACTCTCATATCAAATATATCACAAATGTCATCTGAAACTTTGATTCCATTTTGTTCAATGGATGTAAATGCCTTGACAACATCATTCATATAAGAATCATCTTTATCTACAAATATATTATCCATTGACTTTAAAATATCATTACAATACTCATTGTGTTTCGATAATGGTATAATTTCGTTAAGTTTTTTTACATTGTAAAACTTATTACTCAAGAAATCTATTGCATTATTCGTTATATGTTTTTCAAATGGTTTTGCTGTTTCTTCCCAATAAGAATGATTAATATCAACAACATTGTCAAATTGATAAAAATGATTTAATTTTTTTTTATCTGGCGTGATAATTATGTGTTCATTCAACCATTTGAAATCTTCCAATACTTTATCTGAATCAGGATGTTTTTGTATTATGAAGAATGATTTATCGTCTTTGGGTTTAACCCATAGGGCTGATAATCCATTGTTTTCATGCAATGGATGTAAGAAAGGTTCTTTAAATATTGGAATAACACAATACATCGTATTACAATATATAACATTTATTTGAATAAAACAAGCTTTTTTTTAAAGTACAGTGCCCGCCTCTAAAGCAGCCTCACCTGTTACTTCGCTCCAACCCCATCTCGAATCATATGATTGATTTGGTGTAAAATCATAAAATTGCCATATCATTGATTTAGTAAACCCTTGAGAACCATCACCATAGTAGCTCTCGTCTGATATTTTTCTGAGATAATTAGTTGAATCCTTTCTCCAATCTTGAACAAATTGACGTTTATCAAAAGTTCCACATGGTGCGACAAACCAATGAGTATTAGTTGATTGGCCATTTTTTCCATCATTCGTTCTACCACCAAACCATACTTGTTCACCATGTCGATAAATACCTCTAACGGGTGGATACACAGCCACTTTTTTTCCATCACCTAATTGACCTGGTAAACTACCTTTGTTTATCATTAATTTTGTATGCTTAGCATCTTCTCTCATTTTTCTACCTCTATCAAAAATAGTACTTATACCATATCCATTATATCTATTATAACCTTCAGCCCATTTATACATAGGATTGGATATCATTATACCTTGATGTTTGGGGTCGTTTAGTTTAAGAGTTACTTTATATAAAAAGGTTAGATTTTTTGAATGACCATCTGGAGTATCATAAAACTCATCCCAAACAGTCTGAAAGTGAGTAAACAACATTTTATAATTCATAATGTACTTAACATTTCTATTTTTATAAAGCTTGAAACCATCTAAGTCTTTAAAAGTTTTTCTATTATGATAAGTTTCCTCATAATCAATATTATGATAACCTCCATCATTAAAGTAACCATAATCCGGTATGTGATATGTTTGTTTATAAGCGTCATCCGTCCAAGTAGCATGACCATAATGAGAGGCTCCATCTCTAAATGCATCTTTATCATTAATCTCACCACCCTCTCTTTTGAGAAGAGGAGATGTACTAAAATCAACAGCCAGTGAACCAATAGGAGCTCTATTAGATTTATACTTGTCTTTAGATTTTATATCTTTACCTTTATCAGTTTGTCCCACTATAACTTCTTCTTCACCCTCTGTTTGTTCATCTTTAACTGGTGCATCTATTATTATTGGATTATCTACTTCTTCTGGTTTTATTCTGAATTGAGTTTCTAATTCCGTATACCAACCATCAGAATTTATATCGTGAGAAACTGATAGAACTTGAAAATAGACTTTTTCTAAATAAACTTGAGGTAGGTAATCTACCCTAAATATATCACCAGGCTTTAAAGTACTAATACCATAAATTTTTAAAGTTAATTTCATTGGAAAAGGCATTGGTTTTGGTAATTTTTCTTCTTCAAAAGCACCAGTAATCTTAATTTTTCTAGCTTCTTCTTCTGTATAGGTTTTTACTCCTGACTCTTCATTTAGTTGTATTGTTCTTTCAAGTTCTGCTTGGTCAAAAGCCTCAATAGCCTCTTCACTAAGTTCCTCTGAATCTTTGGTTAAGAAATTTTCAAATTTATCTTCAGGGTCAAAATTTATTCCATATCCTGGTTCTGTTGATTGTTGACTATCTATAATATTAGCAGAGGTATTATAAAGACTACTATATTTACTATTATCACTTGCGTCACTATCCATTTGTTCAGCGTTAAGTGTTCCAATATCAGGTAAATACCTAAATCTTAGTTTTCCATTATCCTCTCCAACTTTACTTAATAAACTTTGTAAAGTAGCCTGTTCTTCTATTAAAGTACTTATTGGATACATTTTTTTACTTGTACCAGACATCGCTTGAATCGCATACATTGAACCTATTTCACCCTCTGGCATATCAAATGAAACATCATATGTTGTCACGATAGAATCTTTACTCATAACATTAAACATAAAGGTTTTTTCAAATCTATTTTCTTCCCTAGCTTCAGATATTCCAAGTTGATTTGTATCAATTACTGATAATTTATTACTATCACCATCTCCAGCTAAAACCCAGTTCCATATTCCATATGACTCCTCATTAATACCATCTAATATTTCATTAACAACTGCTTTAAATGTAGTGTTTGAGTCATTGGTGAATGCTTTTTTTACAAGAGTGGAATTTATAAATATTTCTCTGATTGGTACTCTAAATCTTTCTTCATCATATTTTGAAATCGGTGTTTTTCCTTGAGTAGGACTTTGTACAAAATATTTAGTGGTGGAATTATCTAAATCAATTTTTTGTTTAAAAGAATCTATTGCATTTATTATTTCTTCAGTATTTAAGTTCTTTATATCAACTCTTCTTTCTTCTACAGTTCTACCAGATTTTCCACCTTTTATCAAATTACTCTGATGTGTTCTATCCCAATAAGGAGGAACAACAAAACTTGGTATATATTTAGTGTTTTTTTGTTGAAGATTCCATTCTTTATGATAAGTCGTAAATGATTTTGAGGAATTTATCCCTATTTCTAAATTTTCACCTTCATTAACTTTATCTAAGTCATCACCATGACCAAAGTATTTATTTAAAAGTTTATCCTCTATAACTCCCCAAGCGAGAAATTGGTCATTTGAAACTGCATCATCACCAACTAAAAACACACCTGACTCAATCGCTAGTGTTGTGGGATTAATATTACCTTTACCACCAAAAGAAGAAAAAGCTAATTCATTTATATATTGTTCAAAGGCGACTTTCTCTCTAACTCCTGAAGAGGAATTGGCTTTTTTCAATGCTTCCATCATATTTGTTCGTGTATCTTTATTACCAAGTGTATAAAGAGCTTCAAATTTAATTAAATTGTCTATTTCAAATATAAATTTTTCCTCTGAAGTTTCTACATTTTGACTAGGAAGTTTTGGACTTAAATTTAATGCTGAATTTTTTGATGTTAAAGTTACAGTACACTCCACACTACCATTTTCCATTATTTTAGAATCATATCCAGTTACTATTCCTATTAATGTTTCTTGGTCTCCAGCCTGTTCAGTTACATATCCATTTATCCCATCACCACTGTCTGCTTCACCATATAATTTTGTCTCAACACCAAAACCATCACTATCATCTAACAAATCACTTGGATTATATAGTGGTTTTCTTAAACTACTCCAACCAAAATCTACAAATACTTGAGCACCAGGTCTTAAAAAGTATTTATTATAAATTTGGTCATAATCCGTAAAATTATGAACCATAAATTTAACCTCTGTAGTTTTTATTGAACCTAATGTACCACCAGTCTCACTTGAAACACCTGTTATTCCCGCTTGTGGTTTTAAAAATTTATTACCTTCAATCGTTGTATCATTGATTTTTTTCTCTCCAAGTTCATTTGGAAAAATAGCGTAGTTTAGTTCACTAGTGTTATCTAATGATTGATTTGGATTATCTAATGAATCAATAGTGGATAAATTATTTGTTCCTATTGCATATATTTTGTGAGTTATAACTTTATAACCTTTTTTTTCATCATCGGTTAATTGGTCAAATGTTTTATTTTTTAACTCTTCATCTATATTAACATCAAGGGGTCTGACTAAAGATACAGCAGTCCACATTCTAGCAAATGGAGTTCGAGATGATAAATCAGCCTCCATTTCAAAATCACTTGTGATTAATTCATCATATTTATAATAACTTTTTCTATTATCTTTATATTTTGAATCTGTAATGGATTCACCTGGAAGTTTATTACCTTCAGCTACTCTTTGTCTAGCTTCAAGTTTTTTCTTAACTAATATTGGTATGTCAGCACCAAATATTCTTTTATTTATCATTTCTATAACCCTTTTGCAAATGTTGTGTCAATAGGTATCCTCAAAGATGTTCCGACTGGAATATTCATTGTTTTTAAATTATTTACTCTAGCAACAAACCACCATAAATTTGGATTACCATAAAATTGTTGAGCCAAATTATCACATCTATCACCTTCAACAGCGATAAAATATTGGTCAGTATCCCTTTCAGGTACTTTTTCATATATTGTTGTTGTGAAATAATCTTTTTTATTTTTGAAAGAAAGTTTAGTATTTACATATCTACTCATTAAATCCTCCCTTATATCCATAAAATTGCGTATCCATATTTGGAACTTCACCATGTATTACTTTATAAGTAATAGCAGCCTGTATAAATTTTGGTACTTTTTTCTCATTTTCTGTCTCATAAGTGGCCTCATCAGGTATACTATAAGATAAACTACCTAAAAAACCTATCAATCCACCATCCGTTCCATTGTTATTTCTTGGTTTTCCATATAAATCACCCAATCTTAACTTCATCAATGGTGGTTTCATTCTTGTTTTAGTTACTTTAGTTGAATCAGTTGATAAAGTGGTTGATAAAAATTCATCTTTTGCATATTGAGGATAACACAATGATGTTAATTTATTCATTTTAGCATATATTGCACCTAATTCTTTTTCTGTTTGAGCAAATAATTTTAAATTAAATGAAATTTCTCTTTCAGCTCTTTCATAAACATAAACAGGTTCACTTCTTCCAATATAATTTGTTGATGACCAAGATGGTGAAAGGGCCTCATTTATACCATCCACATAGGCTCTAAAAAATATGTAAGTATTATCTCTTAAATCTTTAAAATAAAATGGCATTCCCTCTTCTTTTTTCTCTACATTTACACGAATAGTTTCTTCTACATTTGACTCATCTTTCATTACCATTGTACCAGCACCACCAGCTAATAAATGTTTACCTTTAATCATTGGTGCTAAAGTCATTTTGTCACCAGTAGATGTTTTTTGAACCTTACCATCTATTTTTAGAAAATCTCCTAGTTTCTTTAATGAAAATCTTCCACCATCATCCTCTTCATCTGAAGCGTTTGTAAAAGTATCATTTAAATTATATTTGGGTGAATCACCTATAGAAAAAGTTTGAGTTAGTCCAGTCACACTAAAACCTGGAGTATCTATATTACCTGTTTGATTGTACGCACCTGTTAGTCCTGATTTAGTTAAAAGATTAGGCCCATGACCAATATTTCTAGCTAATGGAGATGTAGCGACTAAAGTAGCGATAGGATTATATCCATTGTTAAATCTTTGTGGAACTCTTATTAAATCATCATCTTTTCTAACTACAGTTTGTGGTATTAATAAATCTGCATTTTTTAAAGCTATATTGAGTATCCCTTCAGTTGATGTTAAATATTTACCAATTCTAATAGCGTCTGTGGCAGCTGGAATAGCAGGAATATTACGAACTCCAAAATTTATAAATCTTCCGTTTATACTTTTGTCACCTGGTACTGGGATTCTACTTACAATATATGGTTCTCTACCATCTAAAATATTTGCTAAACTGGCCGTACCACTATCCACACCTGAACTATTTAAAAGACCAAGTAATCCTATCGCAGATGACCTTAAACCTGCATCTGTTTTTATATCTAAGTCAGCACCAGGTCTTGGTTGAAATGGATTTGTACTTCTTGGAACTGGATTAGTGATGTTTATTGATTTATGATTTGGTGTATATAAATCTGGCCATCCGTGATTACCTAAAACATCAGCATTTTGAAAAACTTCATTTACAATTGTATTTTGTGCAAAATAGGGGTTAGGAAATGCTGGTGCATTAAATTTAGTTTTTTCAATACCATTTACAGTAAAAACTCCGTTATTTGAATTTGCCTGATTAAACAAAAATATTGGATTAGGAGTTGTACTGAACACAGCCGGCATATTATCATTATCACTATTAAAATTTAATAAGTTAGAATTAGGTGGAATTCCACTATATGGTTGTGGTATTGGCCCTCCTGTGGGTAAACTAAAAAAAGCTTTAGTATTTTCGTTTGTATCTGTTGGTAATTCGTTTAAAATATTTGTACCTGCAGGTGAACGAAAATTATCATTATCACTATTAAAATTTATCAAATTAGAATTAGGTGGATTTCCATTGTATGGCTGTGGTATTGGCCCTCCTATCGGTGAACCAAAAAAAGCCTTAGCATTTTGATTTGTATCTGTTGGTAATTCGTTTAAAATATTTGTCAAACGGGCTAAACCAAAATTATCAAACTTACTATCTTCATTTAAAACACTAGATTTTATTGGAAGTTGTGGTCTACCAGTTATCGTTTTTAACTTAGCGACACTTGAAAGAACACGAGGTGTAACATCATCAAAATTACTATTTAGATTTAACACACTGGATTTTTGTGGAACTTGTGGTGTTCCAGTCGTTGTCCCATGTTCTTGAAATATATGTTTTAAATTTTCTAACGACAATTTATTTCTCCACTATGCATTTTTCGCTGAAGCGAATCCTGAACTTACTTTTTTACCTATTTGTTTTGGTTGCTCTATCATAACACTAATCAATTGGTCTAATTTTGTATTTGTTTCTAATCCTTGTTTTTCCATAGCTGAAGTATCTGTATTAACAACAGTTGCTCCACCACCCCCACCTCCGACTGCAGAAGCTAGTCCAGGTCCAGCTAAAATATCATCATTTTTACTCATTTCAAACAATCCACCTTCTTTTGTTGAAATCATTGTTGAACCTCCAGCTGGAGAAAACATATCACCAGCTTGTGATTTAGCAGCATTTGTCTGTCCCAGTAAATAACCAACAAAACCAGCGAGTAATGCACCACCAATTATAAAACCTGCAATAGGTATCATAGAGGCTATCTGAGCTGCACCCTTACCAGCTAAAGCTATAGCTTCAAAAATCTTTGTTCCAGCACTTCTCAAACTTAGTGCTATACCTCTACCTTTTACACCTTGATTTCTTACTTCAGCTTCGGTATCAGCATCTTTAGCTTTTACCAATCCAAGTGTTGTAAGAGATTGATATACATTAGCAGCTGCGGCCAGTCCAGATTTAATTGCCATAGCTCCTAATAGAGTTATAACTACAGGTAAAACTCCACCAATACTATTAAGTCCTGAAACCATAGATGAAAAAGCTCCAATTATAGTATTGAGGGCTGGGCCCAATGTATTAGACAATTCTATTCCTATCGCTTTTAGTTCATTCATAAATTTAGCCATACCTGTTAAAGCTTTTTCTGAAACTAAGTCTTCAACTTTTTGTTTATTTAACTCACCTGCTAAAGTAGCTGCTTCTTTTTCTCTTGAAACCATTTTTCCTAATTTATCAACACTTAATCCAGTAGCTTTTGCCAAAGCTTGTTTCTGTAATACATTCAGTTTATTAAATTCTGCTTCACTACCAACTTGTTTTAAAATTTCTCTTTGAAATCCTTCAATATCACCAGCTAATGATAATTCTCTAGCTTTTTGTAAATTAAGATTTCTACCCAACATCACAGAAGCTTCAATCTCAGCATTTAATGAACCTTGAAAATCTAACATACCCTCCATTGAATCTGCAATATCACCAATTTCTACTCCTAATTTTCTAGCCTGAATCGCAGCCCTAGCCACATTAGCACCACCATCTTTTGCAAACTTAGCGAATAATTCAGTATTGTTCGCTATATCATTTAAAACTTCATCTGGTGCAACATTATTAGCTTCTGCTAAAGAAGCAGTTTGTTTAGCTAAATCAGTAGCTTGTTTTGATGTTAATCCACCAATTGTGGTTAGTGTTCCAAGTAATTTTGTCGATTCATCCAATGACATGCCTAAACCAACTGCAATCTCACCAGCGTTTTGAGCTAATTTAGCAGATTCTTGAACAGATATACCAAATTGATTAGATATATCTGATATGGCCTTTTGAGATTCCTCTGCACTAAATCCTAATTTTGACAACTCTGTATTTGCGGCTTTTAAATCACTTCCAAAACGAGTCACACCCATAGCACCAAATTGTCCAGCTATAGCCTCTTGTTGTGAATTAAAAGTTAATAATAAACCTGTAGCTATAGTTAATGGATTGGATACAAATTCACCAATGGTTTGACCGATTCCACCAAATAAATTATCCAGTTCACTCACCTCACCGGCTAATCTACCCATTTCACCAACTAAATCTTTTGCACCTTGTTTTAAATTATTATATTCTTGAGAGGACTCTTTTAATCCTTCAGTAAATTTATCTTGACCTTTTAAATTTGAAATCTGATAACTTCTAAATATCTTAGCTAATTTATTTTGAGTTGTTGAATATTTAGCTGCAAGAACAGCTGACTTAGATTGATTTGAAGCTATTTTTTGATTTTCTTTTGAATATTTAAGACTATCACTTAATTCACTAGCCATATCTTTAGAAGCTTCAGCTACTTTTTTCATACCTGTAGAAAGTTTATTTACATCAATACTATTAAAAATATTTTGTATTTCAGCTGCAGTATTTCTTACTTTTTCTGCACCAGCTACAGTTTCTTTTCCAAATAGTTTATCAGCCATTTGTCATCTCTTTAAAGTTTTCCTTTAGCATAGTCATCTACTACCTGTTTTACAGTTAATTTTTTTGGTTTTTTAGTTGGAGGTTTTCCTTCAGCTTTTCTCACTTTATTTATCGCTGAATACATTTTATCAATACCTGAATTAAATTTATCAACAGATTGTTGAAGTTCTTTTTTAAGTTGTTTTTCTGATTTTATTTTTTTACCAGTGATACCTCTAAAAAGTCCCTTAAAAAAAGATGAAATAATATCTTCCGTGATAATATTTTTTAAATTCATATATGATTTTTTCTTTGACATACTATTCTCCTACTTGGATGTATCTATTCATATATAAATATCAAAATTGTTAAAAATTACCTTTTAAATCTTGGATTGATTGTAGGCTTTGTGATTTTTGATTTATTTTTTCTTTGTGATTTTTTTATCTCTTCATTTTCTTTTTTACGAGTTTCCACTAATTTATTATAATAATAATTCCTTAGATGAACAGGCATATCATATATGTCAGAGTGTGTAAAACCAGCTCCATAATACATTAATTGGAAAATTTGGTCGAAAAGATTTGTTTTATCCTTCGGAGTCAGGCCAAAAAAACCCAACCGTCATCGGTATATCTACCTTGACGGATTCACCTCCTATTTCTATCTCTTGAGATAATTCAATGTCTGGTGTCATTTTTTTTATTTCATTTCTTAAAAACATTGAATCTCTAGCTAACATATTTTGTGCAATACTATTTACCGCAGAAGTACTATCATCACCATCAACTGACACTATTGAATATCTTAACCTTGTTGTTAATTCAGGTAAAACTTGAGAACCTGTTTTTTTAGATGCATTCAAGTCAGTCATAATTTTTTGTTCTTCTTTACCAGTTAATAGTTTGTAAGTTAGCTTTTTCTTTGAAATAGGTAGTTCTATTTCAAATTTATTTTCTGTAACATCTTTGGGTAGTTTTTTAAATGGACAATCAGCTAAATTAAATGTGTGTTCTATATTAGAACCATCATTAGGGTTTGTAATATTACATACATACTCAGGCCCATACGCTAATATTCTAGATGCCACCATCACTGCGTTTTTATCACCTAATAGTAAATCATTACATTTTACACCTTCTGAGACAATTAAAGAATCTAATAACTTATCAATAACTAAACCTTTCTTTATCAAGTTAGCAGATGTTAAAATATCCTCTTCTTTTGCTGTCATATATTTAATTTCTATTTTTCCATTAGAACAAGGGTGTTCTTTTGGATATAACTTACCCTCACTTGGTAAATCAATTACTTCAGTTGGGAACTTTTGTTCTTCCATTTTATACCTCCAATGCTCGTCTAAACCAACCCATCCAAAACTTTTCTTGGTTTGGTTTATCGATAACTATGTTTGCGAATCTTAAAACTCTATAGGCTCTTACTCTATCCAATGAAATGTTTTGGATAGCATTTAAAGTCATTGGCCCCATACCACCATCAACTTCAATTTTATTTCTTGTTTTAGAATTAGCGGCCTGTTGTAAAACCTTTACAGCTCCTCTTCTACCAAAATTAACACACATATCAAAATAAATATGTCTTAATTGTGGGGGAACATCATCACATTTCGCTGGTTTCCAATAATCTGTATGATATATATGTTTTGCTTGTTCTATTGTAAGATTTTTAATATCCACATTAGGATACCATCTTTTTGCGATTCCATACTTGGTTTCACCACCAGCATCATCAGGGTCATTCACATAACCACCCTCGTGTTCTAAAACTGTTTCAATTATTTCTTCAAATGTTGTTTTCATATAAACATCCTCATTTCATATATAAATATATATAAAATAAAAAAACCCTCGATTTTATTTCAAGGGTTTTCTTAATCATATATTTAGGTTATTAATTTATTAGAATTTAAGTATTGCGTAATCATATCTTAAAGTACAAGTGATTTCAACAGGTGTTGAATCCTCAAATGCTAAATCACCAAAATTAGCACTTTGAATATATGCACCAACTAACTCCCATTCTTCCACCTTATCACCAACAGGTCCAATTAAGTTGAATGTTACATTCTTTTTGTAAAAATCTGAGTATCCATCTCTACCAGTTACTGATTCGTGAGATAATCTTATCCACTCAATTACTTGTTGAGCTGCACTTGGTACGATTGGGTCGTATAAAGTTATGTCAATTGGACTCCATTGTGTCCTCCCTTTAACATATCGAGTTACATTCATATGTGGTAATGCAACTTCTTCTGATTCAATTGTTGGTCTATTCATAGCTTTTACTAAATAAGCATTTATACCATCAATATCCATAATGTATCTATTTTTGAGTTTTGGCTCCCAATTCCTAAACATCAAATCATTTGGTTCTATTAATTCTCCTATAGCCATTTAATTTCTCCTAATATATAAATTTTTGTACTTTATGACTTCATATATAAATATCTAAATTTATAAAAAAAAGGGATTTATATTTCTATAAATCCCTTTTCTTTTCATTTATTTTTGACTAACTATTATTCTGGAAAAGAAGCACCAGTTGGTAAAATAGAGAAGTCGAGAACTATAAATTCAGCAGTTCTTGTTGGTTGTAAGAATAATTGTCCGACTAATTGATTTCTATCAATTGCATCAGGTGTATTATTCGTTTCATCCATTACCACTCTAAATGCACTCAATCCACTTTGTGATTGAACTTGATTTAAGAATGGATTAACAATATTCAAGAATCTATTTCTTGTAGCAGAAGTATTTTGTTCAAATACAAGGAATCTTGAAGAAGAAGCTATAAACTTCTTAACTCTGATTAATAATCGTCTTACATTGATTCTATCAAGAGCACTTGATTTTTTCTGTAATGTTTTCTGTCCAAATACAGTCACCCCTTGTCCAGGGAATGTAGCAATTGGATTAACATTTGAATCATACAATGTATCTCTTTCACCTTGAGTCAGTTTTCTCTGTGCTTGTGTAGCGGTTGTGATTCCACCACGATTTAATCCAGCAGGTGCAAACCAGGGGTGAGCAACTTTGTCATTAAATGCATATATACCACCCAATGCAACTGATGGCGGTACCCATCTTAATTTTCCAACTTGTGAATCAGGAACTTTAATCCAGGGATAATACATAGCTGCAAAGTTTGAATCAACTTTTTCTGCTTCCGTTACAGCATCACTTGGATTTTTATCATAAATCACAGGGTCAATAATTGCAAAACAATCACCCCTATCTTCACAAACATCAATTGCTTTATTAGATATATTTGTGTGAATACTATGAATTATACCAGGCATTAATAATAGGTTAATATCAAATTCATCTTGATTTGAAAGTAAATCAAGAGCTTTTTCATATCCAGCATCACCTGTACTTGTACCCATACTAAATCCTTGTTGAGCTGTTGATGATATGTTTTCATAGAAAAGATATTTACTTGACGCTGCATCACCAACTTGGTTACCTAAAGCATCAAATCCAGCTTCTCCATTTAGACCACCATCAAATCCACCATTGTTTGAACCACTTCCAACAATTGGTAATGAATTTGATAAATCACTATCTCTAATATCACCATTTTCATCTAAGTAATCAGTTGTAAGTGCTGAAACAGATGAAACTCTTACATATTTAGATTTATTTGGATAATCACCTGTCAATTCAAGATATCTAGTAGTTCCATCAGTTTTAAGTTCTTGTGTTTGAGAACCAACTACTTTTTGTACGAAATTGTTTGAATTTGGGTCAAGATTTACACCAGTAAATGTTTCAAGTGTTTGTTTTCTTTTATGTGAGTCATTACCTGCTCTGATAGCTAAAGTAAATGTACCTTTATTAGTATTTACATTTGACACTTCGTATCTAACATTATGTTTTGAACCACTAAGTAGAATACCATTTTTTCCTGAAGTTGTATCAGCGTTATTCATTATCGCACCATCAGCTAATGTTTCTAATGTAAAACAATTTGCAGATGAACCACCAGTATTTGTTCCACCCGTAAGTGTTAACACATCACTAAATGTAGTTCCTGAACCAGTATCAACTGTTATATCGTTTCCAGCGATACCAGCATTTGATGCAGTTAATGATAAAAAGCTTGTTCCATCATTTGCAGTAACACCAATATTAGCTGCATTTATTTCACTTACTAAATTGTCTAAATATGTTGCAGTATCTGAACCAGTAGCGTGAAAGAATACAGGTGAACTATCAACGGGTAGTCCTCCTGCAGGGTCAGATGCTACAAATCTAAACTCTGTTCCACCAACAGTAATTTGTGTTTCATCATCTACAGTTTGTCCAAAAGTACCAGCAATAGTTAGTGAACCACTAGCTGAAGTTGCAGCTGTTGAACCACCAGTAGTTCCAACTGTAGCGGTAGCTTTACCAAATGTTCCATCTAAAACTCTAACAACAGTTAGTGTATTTGAATTTTTTAAATATTCTTCAGCTGCGTGTGACGTTAAAAATTGAACTGATTCTCCATTTTTACCATTTTTTGTTACATCTCCAAATATTTGTTGATATTCTGAAAAAGATGTTACAACGGTTGGTATAAGTGCAGGCCCTTTAAGGGTTGGGCCAATGAGAGCAGCTCCAATGTCAGCCACGGCAGCCGGTAAAAACGACTGGTCTATTTCATTCGTAAATACACCAGGTGAGATTATTTTTTCGGCCATTGAATTTCTCCTAAGTTAACTTTTTAATTTTGAGGTTGAACCAAAAATACTATTTTGCGCATTAGTATTATTCATATATAAATATATGATTAAAACCCCAAACGATAATTTTTTTTTGATTATTCAGATTTATTTTCAGTAGTTTCTACTGGTGTGAACACGCCTGTTTCAGGATTTAAAGTTCCTTGACCATATTTTTTAGTAATTCCATCGAGGAAACTTTGTTCTTTATCTTGAGTGTTTTTTAAAGCATTCTCTAAATCAATTTCTTGGTTGTCTAAATTAATTTGTGCTAATTTTAGTTGTCCAAAACTTTGTTGAATACTTACATATTCTTGTCTTATGTTTTGAACTTGTGTAAGTTCCTCTTCTGTGAATTTTACTTCTTCTGGCATTATAACCTCCATTTGTGAATTGTTAAT